GCGTAAACAATTGTATTAGGGTGAAATGTAATATGCTTAATACCATTGATAGTTTCTGTTTTGATGTCACTCTTATCAAACATAAAATCGCCTTGGATAACATCAGTGATGCCCAAGCCTTTTAAGTTATCGAATGCTATTTTTAATTTCTTAGATAAATCGCCTGATGTGTCAGCGTCAATATCTTCATGAGATTTATATACCTTTGGATTAGCATTAAAGATTCCCTTTTTCGCTACAAAGAATTTGCCATCACTTGGATCCATACCAGCGAATATGGCGGGGGCACCGTCCCACTTGACCGTAACGTCGACTGGCGCCTTCGCGTTACCAGATAACATATCCCTAAGCGCTCGTAATGCTAGGATTGCTTGGCGTGCCCCCTTAACTCCACCGTCCAAAACTAAGTCCTCAATATGTGTCATATGAGTATTCTTAGATGCGGCTTCTGCTATCAGCTGTCTTTTAAAACTTAACATTAATTATCTACCTTAGCGCCAGCGCGCCATTGAAAACAGCTCCAATATTTAGCTTTCCATTTCGGTCCAGGATCTTTATCGCATCCATGTCTTGCACGAAACGAAGCTCTTGCTTTTGGGTCATCACGATTAATTCCCATCTTAGGATCGCCAAATCTGACCACTACTACAGTTCCTTTGTCATTTTTAACATACACTTTGAATTTCTTATTCTTATTTTCTGATGTTCTAATAGGATCATTAAGCTTAACCTTTTTCCCTTGATACTCGGAAGCTTCTATCACAACATCGTGGCATGATTCACAGCAGTACTGCACTAGTGATTTCATTATAAGCTTCTCCATACTTTGCTTATAATCATTTTAAGAGCAGCTTGATAAGCTAAACCGTGGCCAAATATAAAATGAAAGGTATGGTTCTTTTCAATTTCAGATTTAGGACCAAACTTCTTAGTCCAGTTGTCTACGTATTCACCTTTATATCTTAATACTGCGTGTGATGATTTCCATTTAGAAGGACCAACTAAACATATACCAGCTTGATGAGTGATTAACATCCACCACATTTTTATATGACTTTCGCCACACAATCTATATAAGATTGATAATGAGTAGTCCTCGCAGTCACCTACGAATTTACCTTCGGCATTAGCTGAGTAAATAATTTTCCAAGCATCTGCCATACCATATTGATCTTTGTCTTTTCTATATTTCCATTTACTGTTAAATGAACGTACAATTTTATTTCTTTGTTTAATATCCACGTTATCCTCCGAATTCGTGACCAGCTACTCTTTTCATTTGCTTCTTAAATTCAGCAAAGTCTGGTTTTGTTTTATAAAGCTTAATAGTTATTTCAGCTTTTTCTTTACCCTTAATTCTATACTTATAACCTTTTTCTAAATGTTCTGGCTTAGTAGTTTTTATTACACGTCTTTGAAATCCTGCTTCCCAAGATTCGCTACTTCCTTTATCTTCTTGAGCTGACTTCATAGCAGCTTTAGTAGGAGCACCTTTCGCTCCCTTCTTTCTCATCTTCTCACCACGCGCTTTCTTAGCACGGATGTTGGCCCATAATCCTGGGCCTGCTTCTAAGATAAAATTCTTAAATGTTTTCATTATTTTTTAAGATCATATCTAAAAGCTTTACCTTTAGATTGATTCGACTTAGTAATACCATACCCAACGATTTTGCCTAATTGCTGAAGCATTGCTAAAGCTTTTTCTGGACTTTTGTTAGCCTGTTTATCAAACTCTTTTTTAATTGCGTTTAATACAGTATCCATAATATCTCTTTCAGCCATTACTAATGGAGCTTCTTCCAGTTCCGTAGTGCCTAGTTCTCTTGAGGCTTCTTCTAATGTTTTATATTCTGCATATACCATGTTAGTTCCTATTTGTATAATTTTTTAAATTCTGGTGTCATTTGTGCCATAAACGATGGCGCTGATCTGAAGTTTCCTTTGTATCTTAATGTAATATTACATACTGGTATGTCACCAATCATTAAGTCAAAGAATAACATTGCTGCTCCAGCACCAACTTCGAATGCTTGTTTCTTTCCTGGTGTTAATCTTATATCGACTTTGCCTGTACTAAATAGTTCATCTAGTTTAGTTGTTACAGTATCGATGTCTTTGTATTCACCCTTCTCAACTACTACACCTTTTTTTGGTCCATAATCTCCTATGCCAGTAACAAGCGTAAAATCAAAGTTGACTTTCTTTAATTCTTTTAGATCTGCTTTAAATATTAGTTGTACTAATTGATTAGCAATCTGCATTTTATTCGTAATAATGATATCAGACATTGCTTTGAATAAAGACTTAGATCCTTTTAACTCTGAATTAATAAATTTGTTATCAATTCTTTGTACATACATTTTCCAATTGGTTGTGCTAGGTCTTTTCTTTGCCATCATGGTCAACATATCTGCAGATAACCCGCCGTCTTTTTTGGCCTTAGCAATAACTCTTAAGTAAAACATACCAGCTTTTAATTCTAAAGCTTTAATCATTGAATCAAATTTCTTATCTTGGAATAATGTAGCGAATGATTTATTAATTAGAGTTGGGTCAGATGAACTTAATCGTGTTTTCTTCTTAAGAGATACACCAAGGTAGTTCTTACCTTTTTTAATTATGAAATCTGAAGAGTTAAAATCAGCCATTCCATATTTAGATATTTGGAACTGTTTAACATCGTCGTCCCATGCTTGGCCTGTAAGATATACCATATCAGCATTACCATAACCAGCTTCGTGTATTGATATTGCAGCTGAAACTGCCATACAAAGATTCGGATAATCTTCTTTTAAAGAATCGACTTGACCTTGTTTATAACCTTTTACTTTCTTTAAACTACCTGATACAATATCGATAAGAATATCCATCTCATCTGAGTTAGTAGGTACTTTAAGTTTAGGTAGTAAACATAACGCTGCTGTCATTAGTTCGTTAGGATCATCGCCAGCCGCAGATCGTTTTCCTGTTGGTCTAAGATTAACATAGATATATTTGGTCATATCCACATGTTTAAATGCGTAATCTTTTTCTTCTCTTCCAGGAGCTGTATTTTTTCTTTCTAATTCTGGGCTTTTGTCGATGATTGAGTTTGCTAGTGAAGAGAACTTACCACGTTGGTTGTCAATCATTAATTGAGATATACCAAGCTTAGCACCGCTATTTTTTCCAGACCTTCCATCTAATTCAATCTCGCTATCGATACTTCCTATTTGATCATCAATCTCTGAGATTAGTTTTATCGCAAATTCAGCGTCGTCACCTGCATACTTTAATGCACTAATGTCTTCGTTTAATTTTTTGAATGTAGAAAATTTTAACATAAATAGATTATACCATACTTTTTAGCCAATGTAAAGGCTTTTCTTAGTTTACTGTATATCTATTTATACAATTTTAATTCTCTTCTGGGATGAAGAATGGGTTAGGAACTATTTGTCCATCACTATCATAGCTGATAATCCGTTTGTCATGTAGTATGTCTAAGCAATGCTGAGCGCCTTCACGCCTTCCTATTTTATAAGAAGTCCAGCCTACGCCTATGACACATATAATTCCAATTATAGTTTCAATCATGAGATGCTATCTTTTCAATCTTGATTTGATAACCTTTTTCTCTCATACGAACGGCAAATACCGTAGCAGTTTCTTCTAATTCATATAGATATTCTGATACGATATTGCCTTCCTTTATTGCTGTGACTTTAAAAATCACCGGACGCAACCTGTAATGTCTTTAATCCGTTTGCTCTCCACATGTCTACAACTTGTTGCCTGTCATCTAAGACGAATGCAACTTTGTAGAATGGCTCAACATGTTCTTGAAACATTTCCCATTTAACGATTGAATCTTCTCTAAAGTCTTTGTCTTTCCTGAGGAAGATAGCGTCGAATGTAACACCATGTTCTTTCAACCATGTTCTGCAAATGAATTCAGCTGCAGCAGGTCTTGCTGTAAAGATGATAATAGTATGGTCAGCAGAAAATCTTTGAACGATATCTGCAACCGTTGGGTCTAATCCATCTTCACCAGATCTAGTGTAATCATACGGATCTCTATCGGTGAATCCTTCTCTATGGCACAACGTTCCATCCATGTCAACTAGGATAGCTGATTGCGTTTGCTTTAATTGTGCTTGTGTCATTAGTGACTCCTTAATTGTTCATTTTTGTATACACCTTCAAGGAAGTGATTCTCTTGAAAGTCGGCAATATCTTCATTAACTGAACCGCCAGTTTGAGGGATAATGCCTCTTAACCAAAGTGACTGTAATGCTTGGTCGAACTTAGCATCCATGTTCTCTTTGACTGTCATGAGCTTAAACTCATTTTCATTTAGATATAAGTATACTGGGTAGGTTGTTGCTATGTGCTCGAACCTTGCAGTAAACGTATCACTAAACATATCGTATTGGATTCCGGGAGTATTCATTATACTGATACTCCTTCAACTGTGATAACTTTAGAGTTGCCACTTAAGAGATCCATATCTCTCGTTCCACCTGCTGAGTAACCAGCAAGATAGTGTGGTCCTGTCCAAGATACCGTGTACTTATCAAGGATGTTTCCTCTTGCCTTGTTAAGCGCTGGAGCTCTATATCCAGCTGGTTTTAAGATATCGCCAACTTTAAATTTGTCGTTACCTTTGTTTATGAATCCCCACACTGAACCTTTAGTATCGATTCTAATGTATTTAGAACCTTCCTTCACGGTAAGTGCTTCTTTGAATTCAGCTACGTTTTCTTCTACATCGTATGTATACCCATTGGCAACTTTCGATCTAGTTTGAAACGTCCTATAGTCATCGGCGATGGCTTCTAGTAGTTGATTTATTTCGTTTTTCATATTAACTCCTTTATTATCTAATATAGGTATATTATACCATAGTTTACTAGTAATGTACACCCTTTTTTACGTTTATTTTCGTTTATTTAGATAAGGGAGTGAATATAGTGTCAATTACCTTGCCACAGGCTTTGGCTATTTCTATGTGTTCTTCTTGAGTACCATGAGATCCTCTTAGTTCTATGTAATGAATCCAGCTTCTTAGCGTTCCATTAACATACATACGTGACATAGTTAAACCCTCAGGCAATACTGCACGGGCTTGTTCTTTTGCTATGCCAGCTTCGATAGCCCAATCATATGCTTTCTTACATCTTTCGATTATTGTTTCTTGATATGATTCCCAGATGTAGTTAATAGTATCGTCTTCTGGTAATTCAATAGAATTCTGACGGTTACTAGGATCTTGCATCCTTGCTGCTCTCGTAGTGAACTTTAAGTCTTTTGTTGGGTCGGCGTATCGTTGACTAAACTCTTGAAAAGAGAATGAACGATGCCGAAGTATTTGTCTAGCAATGTCTCTAGGGCAATTAATCTCCATACAAACAGATACCATTTCTAATGGTGACCAATGTTTGTGCTTCATTAAATACTTAACTAGACCTTCTGCTGTTTTTTCATTATTCTGATTGTCTGGGTTTGATACCCTAGCGCAATAGGCAACCAACTGTAGAACATCGTTTGGTATATCGAAGTCTACAGCTGGTTGTGAATATGATATGAGTTTCACATCCATCATTATATATTAGTCCTTTTCTTAAAAATTATAATGTAAACCGAGAGATACAGAATCACTAAACTGATTTTCGAAAGCCATGTCAAGCATTACCATCATGCTAAGTTCGAATTCATCGTTTAGATCATATGATACGGTCATTGTCGAGAAATCATTTTCTTCGTCATGGTAACCATAACCAAGAGCTACATCTACTACTGGAACAAAGTCCGATATGTCATAGCTGATATGCGCGTAATCATCTTCATTTTCGGTGTCTAGAAAATACATGACGTTTAAGTTTTTGTAATTTACTTTAACAAATCCTTCTTCTTTCACGCCTCTTCCACCACCGTCATAACGTATTTGATTAATACCCGCTTTGACGCTTAAGTTATCACTAACGCTAAAGCCATATCCTAAATATAGATTCCTTTCCCAAGATGCATCGTCTCCGAAGTCAACTTGTCCAGTCCATGCACCTGCAAAGAAACCGTTGGATTCTACTTCAAGATTGGCGTTAAAGCTAGATTGGCCATTGGATTGAGTTGCCCCTCTCCACATGTAATCACTACTATATCCTACACTACCACTTACGTCTGCAAATGAAAATGATGGAATTAATAATGTTGCCATTCCTAATGATTTTAAATAACTCATTACGCTTCCTCTCTGACTAAAGTATAGATACCGTAACCTATTCCTACCCATGCGAGTAGTTTAGCTACACCACCAAAAAGCAACACACTACCGCATATCACAATAAGCAATACTCCGTCATGTGAAGTTCTTTCAGGCAATCTATTTTTTACCCAGTTTTTTATCGAATTTAACATATATATTTTCTCCATTTATGTTTTGAATTCCGCGAACGTGTCTTTGTTTTCTCTATCGCCCCACGTTGCGATTGGTTTGTCGGGAGCCATATCTGACATAATATCAGTTTGAGCCGACTCTTCTACATCGTAAAGTTTCATTCTTGCTCGATCAATACCTACTACAAATCTTTTGTATTTGGTTGGATCGTTATAACGATTCTTCAATTGTTTTACCAGCATTTGGCCTAATTCTTCTAGTTCCTCAGTTGATATGAGAGCAAACATAAGATCAGCCGTTGCGGGTAAACCGAACGATTCCGAAGTATCTTCCAGTCCGACATCAGTATTACCATAACCACCACGCGTTGTTTGAGTTGCGCTCATGATTGGAAGATTAAATTCCACCGCTAAACCTCTTAGCTCTTCTGCTATAGATTTAATGTAGGAATAAGTATTTATAGATCCACCAAGGCCTTTCACCCTAGAAGATGCACAAATATTCAAATAATCTAGATATATGATATCCGGTTTGAAATTCTTTTTAAGTTTTAATTCATTAAGTAATGCCCTAAAGTGTCCAGTATGAGCTGCACCTGTAGGATATTCCTTTATGATAAGTTTACCTATTGAGCCTTTACCAATCTTTTCTATCTTAGAATCAAATACATTCTTAGGAAGAGTCTCTAATTGTTGGATTGGTAAATCCATAAGGTTAGCATCAATACGTTCAGCAATTCTTTCTTCAGCCATTTCCATAGTAATGTACAATACATTCTTTCCTAGCTCAAGATTAGCTGCTGCACAATGACACATGAAGAGTGACTTACCTACGCCTGTGCCGGCCATTGCAATATTCAAGGTCTTATTCGGTAAGCCACCCTTTGTAATTTTATTCATGTAATCTAAATCAAACGGTATACGTTCTTCTTTCGTATTATAAAAATGGAAACGATCATCCGAGTTATCGATATAATCATGGCCAATATTAGGATCGAAAGAAACACCCAATGCATTAGAAAGAATTTCAGGGATTGCACCATCATCTTTCTCTGGATCTTTGCCATCAATGATTTTAATAGATTCCATTATAGCATTATATACTGCTCTATCTTTACACCACTTTTCAGATTCTGCTATAATATAATCTATATCAAGATCAGATCTTACTTTCATTTCATCAATCAATTCTTGAGTTCTTGTTAGAACATCATCAGGAGCTTGAACTTTCTTAAGCTCTAACTCTAGAATTTTGCCTGATGGTATTTTGTTATGTTTAGTAACAAATTGAACCACAAGATCGAATGCGACCCTGTGTTCATGTTCAAAATATTCTTTCTTTAGGAAAGGTATTACTCTACGGCAATACTCCTCATCATTTATCAGATGATTGAGTATGTGTGTTTGTATTTGATTTGTTATTTCCAATCTTTGCTCCATTATCTAGTGAATCTGTAATGATATGTTGTAATATACCACCCAGATAATTTTTAAATTTAATATCATTTATTAAATCATCCTCTTCGAATTGTTTAGAATCTACAACTTGATAGGTAAATCCTAACGTGGCTGTTCCAAGTTCAGGTGATTCATTTATATTCACCTTGCCATATATGTATTGGATTCCTTTCCACTTCGAATGAGTAAGAAGTTCTATACCATAAAAGTCTTCGACTTCTGATTCTATATATTTAAAGTCATTATTATCGACAACACTATTCGGCATCTTCAGAATCCAATGATAAGTCAGTTGCAACTTCTAGTAAAGGCTTATGACCTATTTGGTAATGACCTTTGAGGAACTTCTTAAAGT